GGTCAGGCCTTTGAGATAAACATCGTGTTTGGGATCCACCAAGATCACAAAATCAGGCTGTGCATAGTTTATTACATCGGGCTCGGGCCGGTATTCACTAACATATTCTAACACATAGGCCAGGCCTGAGCAACCAGTGGTTTTCACGCCGACTCTGATGCCAGCATAGTTTTTGGCTTTGATCAGTCGTTGTATTTTGGTCCTTGCTGCTTCAGTTACTGTGATCATGTCGCTTGCGATAATCTTCTACTGCGGCTTTGATCGCGTCTTCAGCAAGGATGCTACAATGGATTTTGACTGGTGGCAGTGCGAGTTCTTGAGCAATTTCTGAATTTTTAATAGTTGCGGCTTGGTCCAGCGTCTTGCCTTTAACCCACTCGGTAACAAGAGAGGAACTCGCAATCGCAGATCCACATCCATAGGTTTTGAATCTTGCGTCTGTGATGATGCCATCTTGGACCTTGATCTGTAATTTCATAACGTCACCGCAGGCCGGTGCACCCACCATGCCAGTTCCCACATCGCTATCGTTCTTGTCAAAGCTACCCACATTGCGTGGGTTCTCATAGTGGTCAATCACTCGTTCAGAATAGGCCATGTCACATCCTTACCAAAACTTCTTGATAGTGTCCATCAATCAGTACCAGTTGTTTGCGATACGGCACACCGTCAATGTACACAACATCATTGGCAGGCTGCATGATCACCGGGGGCTGCATGATAACTGAAGGCTGCATGATCACCGGGGGCTGCTGAACCACTACAGGTGGTCTAGTGATTGCATAGGCCACCACACCGCCAATAATAGCCGGAGCGAGCCAGCGCAGGTCATGATCGCGATGATGGTGGTGGTGATGGTAGTGATGATGACGCTGTGGATAAGTGCCAGTGGCATAACCGTAGGGATTGCGGTGTTGCGCAAAAGCAACAGAACTAGCCACAATCAGCAAGGCAGCAATCAATTGTTTCATAGCAGACTCCTTTGTTTTAGCAGTATACTACATTTAACGTTTTTAAGCAATCTTTTGTTGACCCAAATTGGTCACACACCACGATCGCGCTTCATGGCCGATTTGGCTGCTTTGGCCACAATGTCTTGAGCTTTGTTCACTGGCATGGCCACATTGATTTCGCCGGCGCCTTTGAATCTAATGGGATCATTGGTGCCCGGGGTGAGTGGCTCTAATACGTTGCTGAGTGGTTCTCGATTGATTACGTCTGCCAAATTTTGTTTGGCAATACTGATGTCAAGATTGTTAGCCAGTTTGATAAAAGCATCCTGGCTAATTTCTTTGGCAGCATTGGTATCTTCAGCTCGGCCATTGAGAAAAGACACCAGCCCGGTCAACAATTCAGGGTCTGGTGAAACGTCGCCAATGGCTTCTCTGATTTTCATCGCTTGGCGCGACCCAACGCTCCAGCAGCTGGCTCAGCTTCAGGTTCGGCTTCGTCTGTGGCAGCAGCAGCGGCAGCATCTAGAGCATCCATACCAGCTTCGGCGTCTCCGCCAGCAGCAGCCATGTCAGCACCAGCAGCAGCCATGTCAGCACCAGCAGCGGGTGCACCCACAGCAGGCATTTGTGGAGCTTGGCCAGTCACAACACCTAGAGCAGCATCCATTTGTTGTTTGGCACCTTGAATGTTTTGCAACAGGCCTGCCAGAGCAGCAGTGGCGTCAGTGTTGAATTGAGTGGCTTGCTCCATGCCTACTTGATTCTTGATTGAATCAACCAAGGCTGGCAGCTCTTTGAACTGTAGTTCGCTGACATCTTCCAACATGCTTTGCATCTTGTCAACCATGTCTTGTGCGGCCAAGACCACTTGAGCCTGCTGCACTTCACTTTCGCTCAATACTTTGCTGAGACGGCGGAAGCGACTTTCGGCCTGCATCATGGCAGCGCCGGCCACGAGTTTTTGTTCTTCAGGATTTAAGTTTTGACCAGCTGCACTTTTCTTTAGAGCACTGGCCAATTTGGGATCTTTCACAGCAGCTTTGACAGCACCAACGGGCTTGGCCGCAGCACCTGTTGCGCCAGCAGACGGAGTTGCACCAGCGGTGGGCACAGGTATAGTGTTCTCGGCAACTCGGCTGCTGAGAGCCTGTTCCATCATGACCAGTTGCAAATACTGTGGATTCTTTTCACTGTGATGGCGAGCCGAAGTTGCACGATGCTCGCCCAAGATGCCGCGCACTTTGTGCAGCATCATGCGGGCCTGTTTGGCGTTGAGCTGGTCAAAGCGAATGCGATCACCAAAGTAGCTTTCAAACACCTTGGCGATTTGCTTACTTGGCCGTGGAGCCGATAGTTCTTGCAGTTTCATTTGAGAATCCCTTAATTTGTAGATATTTAGCTCGATTTGCCAATTTTTCTAATTCGCCCATGATGGCTCTGTGCTGGCCAATCTTGGGAGATAATTTGGCATGCAAAGTATCTTTGAAGTCATGATTTTTGACTTTGCGTATGGTGCCACGCATGCAGTTGATATCAGCTTCCAACAACTGGCGTTTGCGCTCCAAGGCCATGACTTGACAGGCTTCGGTATAAAGACGCATTTTGTCTAGAGTGCACCATGTCAGTGCGGTGCGTCGGTCGCTGAATTCAAACTCACTGTCACCACGGGTTCGCACTGCAAAACCACAACGGCTGCGTTCTATTAGATACTGCCCAAACGCCACCACTGTGCCGTCATCATCTTGCAGTATGAATTGATCTAAATTGCGCAGCAATTCTTTTTCTGCAAAACGATTTAATTTATGATCTTGATTCATTTCAACACATACTGAGTAATCACGTAGCCAAGGCATGCAGTCAAAAATCCTATGATGCCCACACCCCAACCAATGATTTGAGTGTTGCGCTGGTCGGCTATTTCAAATACTTTGTCGTGCACTTCATGCACAGTTTCTTTGAGTTCAGACACATCAGTTTTTACAGATTCCAGGGCTGTTTCCAGTGCTCGGTATCTTTCGGCACACAATTCCACGTGTGCTTCAAGACTCTTTTTTTCTATGTCTGTTGTGTCAACCATGATCAGTTATTTATAGCTTCAAACCAAATGTTTTGTCGAGGACCGTCAGTTTCAATCACAGCATTGATACTTTGTTTCTCGCCCAAATTGGTGACCATGGGCACGCCAGCACAATCTTGCAGCAGGTTTTCAAAAACGTTGTGTGCAGAACCATACACATTTTCGTTTTCGGTTTCAAACCAAAACTGCCAGTGCTGTTGATCTTGCTTGGCAGCACTCACATGCATGGGTTGCGTTCTCAAACTGATCAGCTGTATCAGTGTTTCGTAATTTCTCTGTTGATTTCTGCTGCGATGCCAGGCCAAAGTATTGTCCACTGTTTGCCCAGCTGCATCCTCAAACGGAAATTCATTGGTTCGCATGTGTCCAGTCACACCAGTGGCTGTGCAATCAAACAAGGTGCGGCATAAAATTTTCATTGTAGATATTTAAGACAAAGAAAAACCCTGGAGTTTTTAAATCCAGGGTTGCTGTGGTCGCTAAACTGATTACAGGTTAGTGAAGCTAGCTGTGCCAGAAACGTTGGCTGTTGGGATACCAATGTTCAGGCCACCAGTTGCGTTGGCTGTTTGAGCAGCAGCAACCAATGTAGCTGTGGTGTAAGCACCGCTTGGGTAGATAGCCAAGCTGATGGTACCAGCTGTAGCACCAGCTTGGTAAATTGCGATTGTACCAAGTTGTTGGATTGAAGTCAACACGTTGTTCAAGTAACCGTTGACGTTACCAGCATTGGTAAGTGCAGCGTTAGCTGTCAATGTGAAGAAGTCAAGTTTTGGACCTTGAATCTGAACTGGACCTTGAGCGGCCACGTTGGCTGTGCCGGCGATAGAACCGTTGGCTACGTCCAGTGCAAATACTGGCTGGGTAGTACCGTTAACTTTTGTAAAAACTGCCATGATTTTTCTCCTTAATGGTTGACCCTTTGGGTCTACTTTTATTTAGTCCAGACCAAAAAATCAGGCGGGTTGGGGGTTATTTCTAAGTCTATTTTGTGCGGCAAAAGCTTCGGGATCAAAGCGTTTGACTGCCTTGGCATAGCCTGATGGGGTGGCCATGACCCAACCTTCTTGCCCGGGGTGCTCGACGTCGGCCTGTCCCAGGATTTGCATCTTGATGTCATGCAATTGAATAAATGCTGTGAATGCAGCAGCCAGAGCTTCGGTGTTGCTGGCCGGACTGTTTAGATATTCAACAATGTTGCGGAACTTGCTGGGTGTTACTCGTGCCTGTAGCCACTCGCCAAACTCTGGCAGCAAAGTTTGTGGATTCAGGGCTGTGCCCACTTTGCTGTTGATAAAGTCCACACACAGTTTGGCCAAGTCAGTGATTTTGTGTGCTCGCAGTTCGGCAGGGTTAAACAAGGTGTCAATTTTGCCGCCGTCTTGCCGTACCAGGGCTCTAAGCTGCTTGAGTTTGACATCTTCCACTTTGAGCTGACTGGGCACCGCTGGACGCTCCAACATCAGGCCCTGCACCGGCTGAAAAGTAACGCCACTGAGAGGTTGACGTGGTTCACCTTGATCAGCATACATGCTGTGCACAGCCACGCCAATGTTGCTGGCACCAATGCGCTGACCCAGCTTGCTTTTGACTGGAATACGATACTGTATGGTGTTGGGTTGAAACACATAGTTGCCAGCTTCGACTGGAGGAGTCTGCATGTACAGCAAATCACCCTTGACGTATCCACGAAACTGTGCGGGCAAACTGGCTTCCAGCACTGGCCACAACTGTGTGTAGATATCAATCAGTCCAGCGCGATCGCCACCGCGTCGCTGTTGTATGTCAGCCATCATGCGCGGACTGGTGGCCAGACCGTCATAGCCTTTGGCTTCAAATCCCGACCCGTCTGTGAGCACAAATTCGCCCGTGGTGGGCTTGCGGCCCCAAATCACAGCAGGCTTGCCGTCCCACTTGGCTGTGACTGTGCTGGGCTTTTCTGTGGCATGCTTGACAATTTCCATGGCATCACGTATGCCCTGTGTGCCACGACGGAACACCAGGTCTTCCAAGTGCTCAATGCCCTTGGCTCTGCCGCCCACACCGGCCTGTTCAGCTTCTACCAGTGCAACATAGCCACGATTCACAATGCGATCGCGCAGGCGGGCCAAAAAGTTCACATCGCTTTCGGCCATGCCCAGCTGCGGTTCCTGCAGGCCTTCACGGGCAAGGTAATCCCTAAAGTCTGCCAGTTTGGTGTCACGATCTGGATCACGTGCCAGGGCAGCGTAGATTTTTTCCACAGTTTTGAGATCCGCAGCAGTGGCAGCTCGGCCCAGCAGCATCTGTGCTGCTTGATCAGGATCATGACTCACAACTTTGTTGGTAACACGATCCACCACACCATTGGCACCAACTTTGAGGCCCACATGTTTGGCAATGCTGCTCATTAACACATTGCGCACCATGCCTTTGTAGGCCGAATCTGAACCCGCACCATAGTAAAATATACCCCAGGGCACATTGTTGAAAAACATAAAATCTGTCTGCACAAAGCCTTGTCTTGGATCACCGTTGATAGGTGTACGAAAATGCAACTCGCCTTTTTTGGCCACCCACTCACGTGGGTCCTGACCCTGGCTGACCACATAGCGAGTCAAGATATCTGCCAGTTGATCTTTGGTGACTTCATTGGCATCCACAGCCAGATCTAAATCGCCTGACGTGGGCTTCTTGCCTGTGCTGCCCAGCCAACGACCAGGCACACGGCTTACAGCATCAACTTTGGCACTGAGGTCAATACCGGTCAAAGCTTCCAACCACTGCACTGTGCCTGCAACATCGGCCTGATTGATGCGCTGAGTCAGCGGTTGACCCTGTTTGTCTTTGAATACATTGCCGCCTTCTAATAGTCTTGGTATCATTTTACTGTTGGTGGTATGCCGGTCAGCTCTTTGAAAGCAGCTATGGCTCGTTGTGGATCAGCTTTGGCAATCTGTACCATGTTGTTAATGCCGTCTTGATCAAGGCCGCCTTTGGTGGCCAAGTTTTTAGCATCCGGGCTTAGTGATTTGGTTGCTTGTGGTCTGCCAGCACCACCAGTGGTGTTTCCAGCATTGAACTGTTTCATGCCTATGGCCGGGCCAATGCCTTTGCTGACCAAGGCCACAAATTCATTTTTGACATCGCCTTTGATTACGCCACTGGTTATGTCAAAAATACCATCTATGCCAGCAGTGATATAATTCACAAGTTCTTTGGCTGCATTTTGAGTATCAGCATCGTCTGCTACCACAGTTGGCAATAGCTTGTAGTCACGCAAATCTAGGGTTTTGTCTATCAGCACCTTGAGTGCGCCTTTCAAAGCTGCTTGATCAGTGATGCTGGCTGCTGCCACACTGGGCACTTCGTAGGTTTGCATCCATTTTTGTACTTCAGTGTTCCAGGCCTTGAGCAATTGTGG